GCTACCAGATCAAGCTTTTTGTCCGCCAGAGCAAAAGGAGCAAAAGCTCGGGCGCTCAGGCGGTGGCGCAGCGCGCCGAGACGATTTGCGCGAGGTTCGGGATGTCCGGCGGGTCGTCGATCTTCAGCCTGGCGCCGAGATACTCCCAGAAGTCGACGCCGAGTTTCGAGCACGTCTTGGCGATGCCGAGGAAGGCGTTGCGGCAGTCGCGGCCGGCGTCGCTGCGGGTCCCGCCGCTGACCTTGCGCTTGGTGACCTGGCATCGGATGTCGTTTTCGGCGCCGTTGGTGTGGAGGGGGGTGGCGGGATGATCGAGCACCCTGAGGCGTTCGGCCTTGTTGCGGTGGATCCGCTCGAGGAGGCGATCGAGCATGATGAAGCCGGTCTTGGATTTGAAGATCGCGTCGAACCTCTCGCTCAAGCTGCTCTTGAGCTCGTCCGCGGGGGCGTCGCGGTAGTCCTCGAGGTCGGCGTACAGCTCCCAGATCAGTCCGCGGACATGCGCCTGGGCGGCCCGGTGGCCCTCGCTGAAGGTGTCCGGCTCATGGACCAGCCGCTCGCCGTGGACCCAGCACAGAGCGTGGCGGCCGACATTGAATTGGCCGGCGTCGTCGCTCAGGATCACCGTGTCGTGGAGAAAGCCATGCGCCTTGACGCTGCCCCATAGGGCGCCCTCGGTGGCGATCAGCACGGGATCGGGCAGGACATCGAGGGCGGCGATCCCCAGCCGCTCGAGATGGGCCGTCCACGTTTTCAGATCGGCGAATCTCTGGTCGGGATGGTCGGCCAGAAGCTGGATGACCGGCGCGCTCAGGCTGCGGCCGCGCCTGTTGGCGAGAGCGTCCTGGCTGATCACATAGTCGTCGTGCCCGGCCCGCAGGAGTTCGAGGAAGTTCTTGCGGCTCTTGGACCGGGTCGTTCCGAACCAGGCGAAGTGCTGGTTGCCGATGACGGTGCAGTAGCCGTTCTTGCCCTCGTGGCGCGCCAGCGGGACCGGTCTTGTCACCGCGCGCCTTCGCCGATGGAAAGAAGCGCGCGACAGCCTCAGCGCCGCGCAGCCGGCGTGGTCGATCTCGCCGAGGATGCGAAGCTTGTCGGCGGCCGTGAACGTGTGCCGACGTGGACGGGCCAGAAGTTCAGGCGACGCCGCTGCTGGAGCTGAAACCAGCGTCGGCCTACGGCCTTCCTCGGTTTCAGGTCCAGCAGCGGGAGAAGGGTCTCTGGCGATCGTTCGGGGCATGACCATTTCGATGTTTCACCCGCGCCCTCAAGGCTAAACTTCCGGGGAGTCGTTGTCTCATCGACGTTGGCACGGAGGGGCCTACCGCGCACTGTAACTAGCGTTGAACAGCCCTGCACTCGCCCCAAACCTGAGGCGCCAGTCGAGATTATGACCCTCCGCTACGGGCTGGCCTGGCCACATAGCCCGAAGTAGTCGACCTCGCAGAAAACGCCGACGTTAACGGCGCCTCATCGAAAATTATATGTATAAGAGATCCGAAGAATAGTATGGCCCCCAGAAAACCGTTTATCACGCCTGTATACGCAATTTCTCCTGTCATAACTGCGAGGAGGACAGAGTACCAGGTAAGCTCTCTATGCTTGGATGCAAGCGCAAGAAATGTGGATATTATAAGCAGAGCCGTTGACACCCAACCGTACGCGATTGCCAATTCGAGTAGCCCGCTTTCTGTTACGTGCGCCGCCCAAAGGCTGTTGAAATCGGAACCCGACGGAGCCGCTCTGTACTCGACGCCTTGGCCGAGCCAGATGTGTGACTCGGCGTCGCGCCAGCCGTCCGCCATGAGGTCTGCGCGCTGCACGTTTTCTGGATCGATCGCGTGGAAAGTCAAAATAATTCCGCCGAGTCCAAGCGCCAAACTTACTAGTGGAAGCGAGACAAAACGCCCCCAAGGCATAAATATCAGGACCGCCGTTACCGCAATACCCCCAAGATAGCGACGAGCGTCTGCAAGCTCTACCGAAAACACTATAGCAAATAGCCATAGTATTCCAATGATAAGCTGGAACGGCGGCCGGGATCTTCGCAGCCAAGACGCTCCTACGGCAACCGCAACTAGAGCAACGAAACCACTTGCTAGGCTGTTGCCTGTCAACCCCCCGAAACGCGCTATCCGTTCACCGAAATCACCATAACGTCCGCCCGCACTAGCCAGTTGCCACAATCCTGCCAAAGCACCTATATTAGCGATTGCATCTGTCGTTGCAAAAATGATGCAGAATATACCGAGTGATTTAATTATCGTAGCGCGATCTCTGTTTAACAAAAGCAACACAGGGGTTCCAGCTTGTAGTAGCAAAAGCCCCCAGTCGTTAGTGCCTGCTCCACGTTCTAAGAAACCAAGGACGCCAAATACGCCGAACGCGACCATTGTGACACAGAACAAGGCACCGCTAACCTTCCGAGCGGGGCTTGAAGGAACATAAATTTGCGGCGATACAAGCCAAAATACAGAGCATAGGGACAAACCAACCGCAATGCAAACTGCCAATATTGGCGTTATCTGGTTCGAGTTCAGACGTAGAAAAGTGTGCGCATACAACGAAAAAACAGCTGCGAATGACGTCAGCCATGCCGCGATCTTGGATGTCAATCGGGAGTCCATCGGACGATTATCAGCTGGGACCGCATCATTCGCAAGCCCATGGCAAGCCTCAAATCTGACGGGGGCTCGCGGTCAGGGCGCAGCGGTTTTCGGACCATCCGATGAAAGGCACGGTTCAGTACGCCGGCCGATCGGCGTTCAGCTCCAGGTGGCTGAACACCACGTTGACCGGGTCGGCGCATCGCACCTGCACCAGGCGGCCGGGCGCGCGCATCACGCCCAGCCGCTGCCACATGGCCCGGGTGTAGGTCTGACCCACGGGCCCGAGGCTGGCGGCCAGCCAGGGGCCGAAGGTCTGGCCCTGATCGTCGCTCCAGCGCATCTCCACCAGGGGGTTGCTCCCCTGGCCGCTGGCCAGGCCCTGGCCCACCACGCCGTGCAGGATCAGGTTCAGACAGCGCGGATTGCCCTCCTCGATCTTGATGAAGGCGGACGCCTGGCGGACGAACGGGCCGCCGGCGTCGGTATAGGCGCCCACCTGCATCGACCACAGGTCGTTGGTGGTGTCGTCGCCGACCCAGACCGCGCCGTTGAGGCTGGCGCTGACCTGGCCGCGGAAGGGGGTGTGGCCCCAGCTCTGCCACTCCTGCCACTCGCCCCGCTCATAGCTGTCGCCATAGGCCTGGGCCTGGGTGCCGACGCGGCTCAGGTCATAGGCGTAGGTCCCCACCCCCGGCAGGTTCATGACATAAAACTCATGCCCCTCGAACGTCGCCACCCAGCCGGTGATCTGGCCGGCCTGCGCGCACTGGCGGATCTTGTCCTCGATGGAGGAGCTGCTGACCCGGGTCGGCGTGTTGCCGGCCCGATAGACCACCCGGTTGTCGCCTACCCAGAACAGGGCGTTGTCGGCGAAGGCGATGCTGTCGCGGCTGATGCAGCCCCGCTGGTACCCCCGCCCGACGTTGGGCTGGAACGGCGCGGTGGCGTCCGTCGACGTCGACCAGAACTCCACCGACTGGGTCCCGAAGATCACCAGCTGGTCGGCCAGGATGGCGCAGGCGACGTTGGGGTCCGGCTGGCTCTCGGCGGTGGCGAAGTCCAGGCCCGTCTCGTTGGCCGCGTCGTCGATCTCCGAGTACCAGAACTGGTCGGTCCCCACCGCCATGTAGATGAACCGCCCCGACAGCCAGGCCACGTCCGACACCGGCGGCAGGCTGGCGTTGACGATCGGGTTGAAGTGCGCGCCGTCGTAGAGGTAGGCCGTCCCCGAGGCGACCAGCACCATCTGCGCCTCGGACGCCGCCCAGCGGACGCGGTCGGAGCCGGGGATGGTCCCGCAGCTGGCCCCCGTGGCGACGTTGTAGGCCGTGGCGCCGGAGACGATGAACAGGCCCGAGCCGTAGCAGTTCGGCGCCCGGAACACGCCCCGGATCGGCCCGGTCCCGTAGTTGTAGCCGGTCACCAGGGCCGGCCGGGAATAATGGACCTCGCGCAGCCCGACATAGGCGGCATAGGGCCGCTCCTCGCGCAGGGGCGTCTCCTCGGCGATCATGTTCACCGGAATGGTGCTCGGAAACCCGAACGCCCGGCTGAACATGTCCGTGAAGAACGGGATCCGCAGGCCCGTCTGCGCGGTGATCCCGTCGCTGCGGAACTGCGCGATCTGCTTGCTCGGGGCCGACCCCGGGGCGTCGGGCATGGCTCAGCCCTCCGGCTGCTGTCCGGCGGCCGGCGCCGCGCTCGCCAGGCCTATCGGCCCCTCGGGCTGGGCGCGGCCGCGGCGGCCGTAGGTGCGCGCCAGGACCGCCCGCCCCTCGCCGGCGGCGAAGGCCACTTCCTGCCGGACGTCGGCCCCCAGCTCGGCGGCGATCGACACCGCCAGCATGTAGGGCATGTAGGCGATCACCGGGTCCGGGAACTCGATCGCCGCGGTCAGGGACGCGAAATCCGCCTCAGGCGTCCAGTTGGCCGTGTCGCCGCGAAACCACCACCGGGTGTTCTGCCCGGCCGTGGCTATGGTGGTGTTGACGGCCGCGCCGTTCATCAGCCGGCCGTTGGGCTGGACCGTCAGGGGGTACGTTGTCCAGGCGAGCCCCGCGTCCACGACCCCGAACCGCGCGCCCGACTTCGGGTTCAGCGGCGCGGTCAGGGTGAACGCCGCGCCGCCGGGTATCTGATACTCCCCGCCATTCTCCGCCTGGCCGCTCGTCCCGCTGCACGAGATCGGCCCGAGCCTGGGCCCGATCAGCGTCCCGAACCACGACCGCTTCAGCGCATTGAACGCCGTCAGCCCCATGGCCGCGTCCGCCGCCGTCGGCGACGCCTGCGCGGCTAGGGTTCCGTGGATGCGGAACGCCCGCTCGATCACCTGCAGGACGTTCAGGGACATGGGGTCAGTAGCCCAGGCATTCGAACTGCACCACGTCGCTGGCGACGGTGGAGGCCAGGGCGAACGTCACGCTGGTGGTGGTGGCGCCCGTCTCGCGGACCGTGGCCGCGGCCGTCGTCCGGTCCTGGGCGGCGCAGTTCCAGCCCGTGGTCGCCGTCGGCATGGTGAGCACGCCCGTCGTCCCCGGCGTGGCGCCCAGGGTGAGCGTAAAGGCGGCGGTGCCCCCGCCCGCGATCGTCGGCGTCCCCGTGGAGAACCCGCTCGAGTAGGTCGGCTTCGTCGGGCTGATGACCAGATATTGCGTGGCGCTGAACGGCGCCGTCGACACGGCGAGGCCCTGGTTGGTCTCTTGCCCTGCGAAGGTTGCCGCGCCGTTGGCGGCGTTGAGGTCGTAAGTCTGGACGCTGAACCCGGCGTCGCTCCAGCCACGCCAATCGGCTCCCGCACCAACCGAACAGTAGGAATTGCCGATCGTCGCGCTGCTCGTGCAGAGCATGTATGCGCTGCCCGCGGCGTTCTCGAGCGTAAACATCTGGCCATCAGTCGCCGGCTTGCCGAGCGCCGAGGTAAAACCGGCGGTCCCCAGGTTGGCCGATTGGGTATAGATCTGGGTGAACCCACGGATGTAGCCGCCGGTCGGGGTGATCTCGATACTGTTGCCGTTGGAGTTGAAATAGCTCGTCAGCCAAAGATCGCCGCCGGCTGTGGCGCTCTGGAAAACGGTGTCGCCGGCGACTGTGCCGAGCGCTAGGTCGTTGGCCGCCGCCGCTATGCCCCACTGCGACTCGCCGCCGGCGCGCCCCAAGGTGATGTAGTAGTTGACGCTGTTCGAACCGGACAAGAAGCTGGAGTACTGTCCCGCCACGCCATAGGCGTTGAGCTGTAGCTCTCCGTTATTAAAATTCTTCACATAGGTGAACGGGCTGCCGAAGTCGTCCCAGATCCAGCAGTCGTAGCCGCACCCGACCGGACCGCCTAGCTCGGTCAGGCCGGCCAGGGCGCTATGAGAGCGGATGAAACTGTCGTTACCGCCGAACAGCAACAGGTAGGTTCCGCTCCCCTCGGCGTCCGTCTGGATGTCCACATCCTGGACGAAACCGAAATTGAAGTGGTCGCCGGCGCCCTGGTAGGCCCCGCCGACGAAGTGCAGGCCGTTGGCATAGCGCGCGAAAACCTGGAAGCCGTCGAAATTCTGGAAGTTCAGCGTCGTGACCTGATAGCCGGAATTGGCGCCCTGAAGGTGGATGTAGCTGCCCTGCGAGTTCTCGACCTGTGTGGTGAAAGAGCCGCCATTGAACCGCCAGTCCTCTTTGAACCCGCTCACTGTGCCGGCTACCGTCTGAGAGCCGGTGGCGGCGCTGGCGTAGGAAACGGAACCGGACGACGCGGCGGTGACAGCATAGGTGCCGTTGTACGCGCTGGGAGTGACGCCCGAGACGATGATCAGCTGGCCCACCGTATAGGCGACCGGATTGCCAAAGGTGATGGTCGCCGTCGTGCCGTTACCGCTCGCGCCAGTGGTGGCGCGCGCCGTAGGCGCATCGCCCAAAACCCGGACGTGGTCATAGACTCCGTCGAAGGCCGCGATCTGGTCAAACCCGCCGTTGATCCCGACGTCGCTGACGTTGCTCAGGTCGATCGAGATATTCTCGAATCCCCAGCTCACTTCATAGGAACCGGCGTTGCCGCTCCCGTCGATAGTGAAGACAAAGCCGCTGAACGGCCCGCTGGGGCCGGCGACGGGGAGGAAGGTGCAGCGGTTCGCCGTTACGTCGGCGTTGCCGACGCCGGACGGTCCCACGCCTATGAGATGCTGGCCGTTGTTGGCCAGGGCCGTCAGCGGAATATTGGCCGTGACGGCATATACGCCGTTACAGGACAGGCTCTGGCCTGTCGCGATCGCCGCCTGGATCGCTGTGGTGCTCGCCGCCGCCACCATGGGGTTGGTGCTGCCGGTGGGATCCACGCCGGCGAAGCTGTTGAGGCTGACGAGAGCGCCGCCGCCCCCCAGCGCCGCGATCGCCCCCACCGTCGTCGCCTGCAGGTGGGTCGCCCCCACGGGCAGCACGGGCACCTGGTCGCTGGCGGCGGGGGTTCCGCGGGCGGGCAGGCCGCTGACCTGGGCGTTCTGGGCGAGGGCGGGCTGCGCGGCGCAGGTGGATAGCGCCGTCGCCGCCAGCAGGGCCCAAAGGCCTCTGGGGATGGGTCTCATGGCGCGTCCCGCCTCAGCCCGCCACGCCGGCGCTGGTCACCGACCCCGGCCCCTGGGCCCCGGCGGCGGCCGGCTTCGTCCCGGGCGGCTCCGCCAGGGCGGCGAGCTTGGCCTTCGCCGCGGCGGCCAGGGCGTTCAGGGCCGCGGCGCCCTTCGCGACGCCATAGTCGATGGCGGCGTTCCCGGCGGTGACCGCCTCGGCCGCCAGGGTCTGGCCCACCACCGGGACCGGGCCCACCACGGATGTGACCAGGGCGTCGAAGCCGCTGGTCAGCACCGTCTCGAAGGCCGTCTCGGCCGTGGCCGTCACCGGCGCGGCCGGCAGCTTCGCCGCCACCTGGCCGGCCAGGGCGGCCAGCTCCGCGTCGCCCATGGCCACCGCCTTGGCCAGCAGGGCCTTCAGCGGGTCGCCGACATATTCCGAAAACCATGACATGGGGGTGTCGTCCTTCGACTTTGGAGTTGGGAAAGAAAAGTTCGCCACAGAGGCGCAGAGGACGCGGAGGACGCGGAGGACGCCCCGGGGCGTCTTCGGGCCGTGGATATTCACGTGGATGGCTGTCTTCGCGCGCGAAGCGCGCGAGACTATTCTGCAGAGGCGGTCGAGGCGTCCCCGGACCCTCCGGGTCCTCTCTGGTCTCCGCGGCGAACCCGCCGTCGCTAGACGGTCAGATGTTCCGCGGCGTCGTCGGCGGCCGACCGCACCGCCTTGTCGGCCAGGGCCTCGGCGGGGACGGCGAACAGGCCGACCCGGGACTTGATGGAATTGTCGATCGCCCGCTCCACCAGGGGCGTGACGATCCGCTCCAGCGTCGCCACGTCGGCGTTCCACGCCGGCCCCTGGCCGGCGCCTTTCACCAGGCCCCGCAGCGCCTGCAGAGGCGGCGCCCGCCCCGGATGCGCCGCGGCGTAGGACCACACCGCCGACGTCGCCGCCAGGACCCCGCCGGCGACCGCCGTCCACTGATCCCCCGTCACCAGTCCCTTGGCGATCAGCGGCGAGCCCAGGGCCATCAGCACGGATCGGGCCATGTCCAGGGTGGCCGCCTGAACCTGCCCGCCGGCGGCCGGCGGCCGCCCGGCGTCGGGCGCGGCGTGTGTCGAGCTCATGCATCGTACCTTTCGAGGTGGGAGCCCTTGATGATGCTCATCAGCGCCGCCCCATAACCGGGGTCGGTGCTGTAGCGCGGCGACGCCGGCGTCCCGCCGCCCAGCGCCGCGCAGAACCTCGCCACGTCGGGCAGGCAGGCCCGGGCCGGAATGTACCAGTGGCTGGTCGCCAGGTGCTCGGCGTGGAAGTCGAAGGCGTCGGCCACGGACAGGAAAGCCCGGAACGGCTGCCGCAGGGTGACCTTGCGGCCGCCGATGACCTCGTCGGTCAGCTCCTCGACGAAGCGGTCCCCGGGCCGCGCCTTCTCGCCGAAGGGGTTGTTGCTGCCCCCCGGCATGTGCGCGCCCCAGCCGCTCTCCAGCGCCCATTGCGCCAGCAGGACAGAGGCCGGGATGCCCCATTTCTCGGCCGCCAGCTGGGCGGCGGCGATGACGTCGGGTGGCGGCTGGCGGTCCATCTCACAGGCCCTCGTCGCTGGGCACGGTCATCCCGGCCCGCCGGCGCATCCGCTTCACCGTGGCGCTCTCCCAGATCTGAATGGCGTACCAGGCCACCGCCAGCATCGAGGCCGCGAACGCCATCGCCGGCGGCAGCCAGCCCAGCCACGACGTCGCCAGCACGCCGCTCAGCGCCACCCCCACGGAATTCACCGCCAGCGCCCCGCCGGCGTGCTGATGCTCCACGCTCATGGCTTCGAACCCTTACTGCATGTCCCGCGGATCACGCCGCCGCCCGCGGTGCGCGTCCCCACCGCATCACTGCGACTGCACCATGATCAGCGGCGTGTAGTTGTTGCCGCCGGCGTTGACGGTCCACGAGCCGGCGGAAGAGTAGGTCCCCCAGGTCCCCACGGTGACGCCGCTCACGTAGAGCGCGTAGCCTATGTTGGAGGTCGCGCCGTCCAGGTTCGCCAGGGTGGAGGCGCCGGCCAGCCAGCCGGTCGCCTGCATGGCTCCGCTGATCCCCTGAAACACCATGGTGGCGTCCCCGGACTGCACGCAGCTCCAGTAGGTTCCGGCCGCGAGGGCGTAGCTGGACGGCGACAGCGACGTGGACGACACCGTCGTGGCGCTCGTATCGGCGATGGCGCCGGAGGTGATCAGCGGCGTCGCCGGATAGCCCGGACCATCGGAATAGATCGCCAGGGCCAGGGTGGTGCTGCCGGCGGTGTTCACGCGGCCGCCCAAGCCCGTCACCGTGATCGCCCGCAGAACGACGAATTGCCCGCAGGTCTGCCGGTTCGCGGCGGTGACGCTGCCCGTCGTCGCGGTGACGAAGGGCGGCGCGTACCAGTTGCCGCTCACCCGAGCCGGAACGAAAGCCGGCTGCGCAGGGGTCGTCGGGCACGAGAACCCTGTGCCGGAGACGTATTGCAGATAGCTCCCCGTCCCCGAGCAGCTGGGCAGCGCCTGGTCCTGGACGTTGGCGGTGGACCCCGTGGGGTTGGACCTGACGGTGTTGGCCGGCGCCTGGGCCATCATGGCCAGGGTCAGGCCGTTGGTGGCGCTGGCGGTGCCCACCGCCGTGACCCCCAGGTTGGTGAGGGCCGCGGAGACGCTGGCCAGGTCGGAGAGGTTGCTGCTCTTCTGCAGGCTGGCCGCCTGGGCCGCCCCGGCCGCCCCGGCCGCGTCGAAGGCGCTGGACGCCTGCGTCGCCGCCGTGCCCAGCCCCAGGTTCGTCCGCGCCGTCGCCGCCGAGGCGACGTCGCTCAGGTTGTTCGCCGGCAGCAGCCCCGCCGTGGTCGCCGTGGCCGCGAAGGCGACGCCGCCCGTCTTCGTGCAGGTGATGACGAGCGTCGAGGTGGTGCAGTCGCCCGAGATGTTCCCGCCGCCGAACGCGCCGCTCGAATTGTACTGGATATTCCCGCTGGACCCCCCGGGCGAGGTCGATCCGCCGGACCCGCAGGCCGACCCCGTGCTGGAGAGCACCCCGGAGGTCTCGCTGACGCAGTAGGGCCCGCCGGTCATGGCGGTGTCGGTCAGGCTGCTGAACTTGCCGGTGTTCGGCGTCGTCCCGCCGATCGCCGGCGGCGCCGCATAGTTCTGCGCGGCAAAGGTCCCCAGGCCCGTCACCAGGCTGGAGGGGATCGATCCGGCGGTCAGCGTCCCGACGCCGGTGATCCCCGCGTACGACCCCGACAGATCGCCGGTAGGCAGCGTCCCCGTGACCCCCGTGCTCAGCGGCAGCCCCGTGGCGTTGGTCAGCGTCAGGGCGGACGGCGTCCCCAGCGCCGGCGTGACCAGCGTCGGGCTCGTCGCTTCCACCACGCTGCCCGAGCCGGTGACGGCCAGGCCGCCGAAGGCGCCGGCGTTGTTGTACTGGATCTGGCCGGACGATCCCCCCGGCGTCCCCCCGGACCCCGACCCGCACGCCGCCCCGGCGTCCTCCAGCTGCGTGGCGCTGTACCACGCCGCGCAGTGCCCCGCCGTCGGCGTCCCCTGGATCGCCGCGCCGCTGACGCTGACATGGCCCTGGATATAGGTCAGCAGCGCCGCCGGCGTCGTCGTCGCGTTGCCGCCCGCCTGGACGATGGGAACGAGCTCGCTCCCCGTCAGGGCGCCGGCCGACGGCAGCGTCGATATCCGCACCTGCGCCGCCGCCGGCCCGGCGCACGCCAGCCAGACGAGAGACCACAGAGGCGCAGAGCGCACGGCGGGCTTCGCCGACCGCGAAGAGGCGCGCCGCCGGTTTCTCCGCGCGCGAAGCGCGCCATAATCCCCTGGCGAGCTCCCCGCGGCGTCTACGGACGCCTCCGTGCGCTCCGCGCCTCTGTGGTGAACCCGTCTCACGTCCCCTCGCTTTCCAGCGCCTGGCCGCCCTCGGTCTCGAATCCGACCCAGCCCTCGCCCTGGAGCGCAACGGCGCGGTCGGCGACCACGAAGGCCGCCGTGGCGCCGACGAAGGTCAGCGACCCCGGCGAGACGATCAGCCTGTCGCCGGCCGGATCGATGAGGAGGAGGTCACCGCCCGGATCGAGGGCCAGGTCCGTCTCCAGGCCGAAGCTCGACGCCGACACACCGGTGAAGGTCATGATCCCCGGCGTGACGATCAGCTTGTCGCCGGCCGGATCGATCTCGAGCAGGTCGCCATTCCCGTCGATCGCCAGGTCGACCTCCTGGCCGTAGGCCGAGGCGCTCTGGCCCCCGAACGCCAGGGTGATGGAGGCGGTGAGGCCGGTGGTCATCGCCTGGACTCCCTGCGCCGCGGACCTAGGCTGAGACGGTGACGGACGACGAGACCCGCTTTCAGCAGTTCGCGGCCTGGGGTGAGCCCCGGGTCCGGGCGATGCTCGCCACCAGGGGCTGGTCCGAAGACACGCGCGCGTCGGCGCAGACTTGGCTCGCCATGATGGAGTTGGAGCGCAGCGCCGCGTCCGTCGCCAGGATCGACGCCTTCCAGGCCGCGCAGGCGTCCGCCGCTTCCCGCGCCGCCGACGCCGCGGAGGCGGCGGCCGTGGAGGCGCGCCGCGCCAACCGCATTGCCCAGAGGGCCAATATGATCGCGCTCGCCGCGCTCGCCACCGCCGCGCTGTCCATGCTCTACACCGCCCTGACGGCGAAGCACTGACGCGTCGTCACAGATAGAACCCCTGGATCACCACCGAGGCCGACACGTTCCCCGCGCCGCCGGCGCTCAAGGTCGCGGCGATCGCCACGCCCGGGCCGGAGGCCGGCAGGGCGATCCGCGGCTGCAGGGACAGCACCGGTCCCGGAACCAGCGCCCCCGCCGGAAAGGTGTAGGCATAGGTGATGGTCCCGCCGGCCAGGCCGGTGATGGTCAGCGTCCCGTTGGCGCCGGCGGTCGACCCCGCGGCGCTCACCTGGAACCCGGTCAGATAGGCCGTCTCGCCGGTCTTGGCCGGCAGAGTGGCCACGGCGGCGGCGTTGGCCACCACCCCGGACCCCACGGTCACCGCGGTCCCGATCACCGGAATCTCGACCACGTCGAGCGCATTGACGCCGGAGAGAACACCCATGGCCAGGCCCCTTCAGTAGTATTCGCCGACGCGCCGCGTGTGCCGCCGGCCGGACTGCAGGAAGATCGCCGAGCGCCCCATGGCGATCCGCTTGAGCAGAGCCGGCGTCGGCGCCGCATCCGCCACGACGTCGATCAGCCGCTCGGCGATCAGGGCGGAAAAGGCGCTGGTCAGCCGGTTGTTGAACGGCAGCTCGCTGTCGATGGCCAGCCCCATCGCCGGCATCCACTGGTTGAGGTCGGCGCGGTAGAAGTAGAGCGCCTGGCTGGTCCCCACGATCTCGATCCGCGCCCCGTCCCTGGGCGCCCGCCAGGCGATGTTGTCCGCCGCCCCCGTGGACCCCGCCGGCGGCTGGCCCGGATAGCCCGGGACGAACCCATAGTCGTACGGGTCCCAGTTCCAGTACATCGACACCGAATTGGGCAGGGTGATCGCCACGGTGTCCCCCGCCACGATCCGCAGCCGCTGATCCTCCCCCGGGACATAGGCGCCCGACACGTCCACGTCGATGAGCGGCCCCCGCGCCTCGTGGATGTCCATCACCAGATCCTGCGCCGCCTCGAGGCCGGCGGCCAGCTCGTCCGCCACCGGGTCATCCCCATTGGCGATCGCCCGCAGCGCCCGCATGGCCTCCTTCACCGCGACCCGAACGGTGGCCATCGTCAGATGCTCAGCGAGGGCGCCGGCGCGGCGGGACCCGAATCCTCGTCCGTGGTCTCCGCATCGGCGGTCTGGACGTCCGGATCGCCGGAATCGCCGTCCGCATCGTCCGCATCACCGTTCGGCTCGACGCCGGTGGGGACGACGGGCGTGGGCGGCGGGGCGGGCGGCGGGCTGGGCGGGGTGTCCAGGGGCCCGTCGTTGGCCATGTCCACCTGGAACGTCGGATTGGCGGCCAGGGTGGCGACATCGTCGCTCCCCAGCCCCGCGTCCGACGTCCAGCACCCCTGCCAGAACGTCACCCCCTGCCAGCTGGTCACCGCCAGCGTGCCCACGTACTTGATGCGCGCCATGGCGATCTCCCCCTCGGCCGGCTTCGCCGGCGGCTCCTCCTGACCTTAAGGGTTCGAGCCGGTGGTGGGCTCGACGTAGAACTCCAGGTCGAACTCCAGGGTCCCGGCCACCGGGGTCGCCGCGCCGGCGTGGACGGTGCAGACCACGGCCACGTCGGCGCCGGTGGTGTTCTTGTACAGGATCCCCGCCGCCGCCATGGTGGCGTCTGCCGAGGTCCCCGAGGCGCGCCCCACCGTGGTGATCGCCGCCTTGAACAGCTGCGGGGTGCCGACGATCCCCAGGTCCAGGGTCAGCGTCGGCGTGCCGTTGCTGTCCAGCTGGCTGGCCGCCTTGACCACCGAGCCGTTCATCACCGCGTTGCGCGGCAGATAGCCCACCAGGATGGTGTCGTTCGTCGCCCAGGTGGAAATCGACCCCGAGATCGCGTGCATGTGCACGTCGTTGTTGAAAGCCCCGAAGCCGCCGTTGGCCGGCGCCTTGTTGGCGTAGTTCTGCGTCTGATAGGCGGTCGCCATGGCGCCGGCCTCCTTTCATGTGAGGGGTTGAAGTGTCGGCATGTCCAAATGCCGACCAGGGTGTGGGGATGAGACTCGAAGATCTGGAAAGAATGGGCGCCGCCAGGGTGCGGCTGCGGATTCAGGCCGGCCTGTGGCCAGCCGAACGGATGGAGTTCGCCCTCGACTGGCTGGCGCTGAAGGACGCCGAAGCGGCCCTGCAGGCGGACGCGGACCGCATCGAGACGGCCCGCGTCGCCAAGGCGCAGAACAGCAGGGACAACATCGCCGCGATCGCCGCGATTATCGCCGCGGTCACAGGGACCGTCAGCGGAATCGTCGCCCTGCTGGACTGGCTCAAGGTGCGCCCTTAGGAGTCCGCCGCCGCGCCGGCGATGATCGTCACGATGCCGTTCTGGACGCCGTTGAAGTTGATCTTCTTCACCCCCAGCAGCTCCTCGATCGCCACGCCCGGCCGGAACCCGTAGTCCTTGATCATGTCCGTGCGCGGCGTCGGCTCCTGGCCCCAGGCGATCCCCACCGAGCCGCCCCCGCACAGGAAGATCGGCCGGATGTCCGCGCTCGACGCCCCCGCCCCGTTCCACACCGCCCCGCCGTTGGGGTTCACGGTATTGGCGCAATAGGTGTCGATCTCCGGGATCTCCCGGTGGATCACCCCGTCGTAGAGCAGGTCGCCGTCCTGGAAGATCGGGTTCTTCTCCATCCCCATCCCCTCCCGCGCCCGGGCGCCGGTGTTGGCGGCGATGATGTTGCTGTCCAGCTTCAGGTCACGGAAGGTGCGCGAGCCGTGGAAGGCCACGTAGTACTCCCGCCCGTCCCCGTCCTCCACCCGGAACGGCCGGATGTGCGGGTCGGCCAGCTTCGCCAGCCGCTTGGCCGTGCCCATCATCGCCGAGCTGCACTTCGCCGTCGACGCCACGTTGCCGATGGACGACGCGTAGTTCCCGCTCACCAGGTTGGAGTTCAGCAGGCCGAACAGCACCCGGTCCGGGTTCTGCGTCAGCCAGGTGTTCTGCTGGGCGGTGGTCGCCTGGTCCCAGGGCACGATCGTGCCGTTGGTGTCGGTGATGCAGTGGGCCAGGGCGTGGATGATGTCGTCCCGCAGCTTCTCCGTCTCCCAGACCCGCAGCGCGTCCTTGGCCGCGTCCCACAGGTTGATCTCGGTGCGGAAGCTGGTCGACTTGGGGATCCGCACCCCGTTGCGCCGCCAGTCGATGGTGATCGGGCAGTTGTAGTTGGTCAGCTCCTCTTCCTGCCCGTCCAGAACCGCCGCCCCGGTCACCCCGGTGGCCGACTTCAGCCGGCCGATGAAGGGAACGTTGATCGTCCGCTTCGCCTCCTCCTCCGCCTGGAACTTGGTGAGGATGATGCCGCCCTTGTTGATGTCGGCGTTGGACATGTAGGGCATGAACCGCGACTGGCGGACATACTCCTGGAAATACTTGGTGATCCACACCTGCCGCTCGGATGCGGATGCGAGGATGGTCTCGGCCATGGATGGCGTCTCCTGGAGGTTCTCTGGGGGGTTGATGTTGCCTGGTGGAGTGGGCCCACCCGGCGGCGGCATCGCCGCCAGCTGGTCCGCCAGGCCCCCACGCCCGGCGAAATCCCGCGAAAGGCGCGGATCTCGCCGGCGAGCCTGGCGGAATTATCGAATGGTCGCGCCGAAGGCCTGCCCGGGCCCGACCGGAATATGCGGCGCGCCCGCCCCGCCGGTCCCGGAGGCCGTGGCGAGGGAGCGCGGCGGCAGAGGGGCGGGAACTCTCACCTCCTCCCCCTTCATGGGGGAGGTGGCAGGCCGAAGGCCTGACGGAGGGGGCGACGCCGCGCCGGGCGCCGAAGCCCGCGCCGCCTTCCACGCCCGATAGTCGTCGAGATCGTCCGGACTCACCTCCTTGAGCAGCTGCTCGCGGCGGTAAGCCTGCACGGCCGCCTCATAGGGGTCCTCGGCCTGGCGCATCTGCTGGTTGAAGATCGGGTCCTCGTCGCACTTCGCCGCCGCCCAGTCGTGCACCTGGGCCACCAGCTCCGGCGTATAGGCCCGCTCCGCAAAGCGCCGGGACGTCCGCAGGTTCTGCGCATACAGCGCCGCCTGCAGCTGCTCCTCCGGCGCCGGCGGGGCCTGCGGCGCCGCGCGCGCCCGCAGCTCGCTCAGCTCCCGCTCATACCGCTCCGCCCGCGCCTTCTCCGCCTGCCGCTTCTCCCGCTCGTCCAGCAGCGCCGAAATCGGCACGTGACCCGGTTCCGGCGTCCCCCCTCCGTCCGGCCTCCGGCCGGCCACCTCCCCCACGAGGGGGGAGGAGGAAATAGAATCCTGCTCCCCCCTCCGTGGGGGTGGAGGCGGCATGCCGCCGACGGTCGGCGAAGCCGACTGAGG